TCATGGTTTCATCCTCTCCCGCACCGCGACTGGCGCCATGGTGCCGTCAGCGTTCCATGCCAAGCCATGGCCTGGGCACTGACGTGCGCCGGCATCGTCCATCCTTCGACCGCAAGCTATTGTAATCCCACGATGTGGACACAAGCCATTGACAGCGCGGCAGCCCGCATAGGCGGATTCTAGTGGTTTTTGGAAAGACACATCGGGAAACATAGGCGGATCGGAACGGCGGCATTTCATCCGCCGCATTTCAAGCCTTGCGGTTTCTCGTATGTCTTCGGCATATCCTACATGCGGTTCATGCCTGGAGGTTAGATTTACAACTCGCGCAAGAGCTGAATACATCGCAAGATCGCTTAGGGTCTGAAACCGTGAGTCTACGTGTATGTGCCACGGCTCAAAGCCGATAATCTCCTTGTCTTGGTGTGGCGGGCCTATCAGTGGAATCCACTCTTTCCAAGCCTTGTAGCACCCCTTTAGTTTTTCATGGCTTATGCAGGGTACTTGGTAGAACTTACCAACAACACAGTCTATGGGTGATGGATTGGCGGCCATAAATTCAATAAAACGATCCATGTGAATAGGCGGTGGAGTGGTCATGGTTCCATCCTCTCTTGCACCGCATCGATCCCCGCCTGAGCGATTTCCGACGCGCTGGCATGAACCCAAAAACGCGGCAGCAGCGCACCCGTCGCGGCCATCTCAGCGCGGTAGCGATCAATGATCGCCAGTTGCTCCGCGGTCAGCTGTTCACCCATGGCCAGTTGCGGCTTGGCGACAGCCGCCGCGGCCATCGCCTTCTCCATCGCGTGTTGCGCCTCTCCTGCAGCCGCCAGGAACGCAGCGCGATCGGGGGTCACATTCGTGTGTTGCCGGTAGTGGCCGGGCTCGGGGCAGTGGATCAGGCGAAACTCGCCGATGGCCATGCCGTCGTGGTCAACGTCAAACGTTCCGCCGTTGCCCCACGGGAAGTAGCAACGACCGCGCTTTTCAAAGAGTTGGGTCATGGTTGCAGTTTGGCGAGGATTTCGACAATGGAAAAAAGGCTTGAAACACAAGACAGCAAAGCAAAAAGAATCGCCCACTGAAACCTGTTTAGCTCCGCATCCCAGGTAAGGCAAAGAATGACAATGGCGAAGAGAATACGGTCAATCATTTGGTTGTCTCCAGTTTGTTGAACTCAATAACCCACACCCATGGATTGGTGTCCCACGAGCCGGCGCCGTGGATGGACCCCCAAAGCTTGGCGTAGGCATCGACCGGTGATCTGCCGTGCAGTTTGGGCCATGTCGGATCGGCCGCCCACCACGCGCCGGGCTGGCCCTCCTGCAACGGAAGCTCACGGATGCCCTCTGCCTGCGCATCCTGATCGGTGATCGCCTGCAGGCGCTCCACCCTGGCGCCGGTGATCTCCAAAGTGATACGGCTGGCCCAGCGGAACATGAAGATCGGTGAGCGCCAGCCACCTGGCGAACTCCGCTCCCATCCTTCCCGGTAGACCACGCACATATCGGAATCACCAGGATCGGCGGTTTGATGGACCCCGGTGCTGCAGCGGTATGCCGTGGCTGGAACGCGAGCAAACGCCTCCCGGACCCACAGCCGATCGCCAATGGTGCCATGCGCATGTGATGCGAGAGTATGGCAACGATCACCGACGCTGACATATTCCCAGTCAACGCATGACCATTTGGGATTGACAATCCGCCTGGTCTGCGTCTTCCTGCCCTCCAGTATCGCCCGCACCATGGGAGCGCTGAAAATGATCGGTCGCTCCTTCACGGCAACACCTCCACCGGCGCCGGGGGTCTCATCGCCCACATGGACATCGCGACTTGGTTGCGCCGGTCAAGCCGAGCCGTTCGGCGAGAGGCGTGCCAAGTGAAGTTCGGCGGCAAGTGGCAGATGCTGCCATAGCCCAGCAGTTCCAACACCGCCACCGCGCCGTCGTCAACGACATCCACCACGCGCCAGGTGCTCTCCATGTAGAACACCCACACCTGTCCCACTGCAAACTCTGGCGGGGTCTTGGGGTCAGCCATGACGACCGCTCCGCTGCCAGTTGGGTTCGCTCCAGATCGGGGGGATCGGGCCGTCGTGGCCCTCGCCGCCGGGGTGCATCGGGGTTCGCATCATTGCCGACGCCGTTCGTTGCAGCAGATCCGGGGAATCGGTCCGTGGCTGCTGCACGTACAAGGCATCGAAGCGACGGGTCTTCTCCGGGTCCGGCAGCACCTGCCCTGGTAACCACCCAGCAGCCGCGCCCTCCCTGGGGCTTACCGGCCACGCCCTGAAGACCTTCTGCTCATCCCGCACCGCCGTTTGCGGATCCCTCCGCCGTGGCCCCGCATCCAACGCCGGCCAGCCGTCGCGCTTCGGGTACAGGTAGTGCAGGAAGACGAAGCTGATCGCCATCTCCCGCGGTGGGCTTGGATCAATCAGCCGCTGGCTTACTGCCCACTGCAGATCAGCTGCCGTCAGATCACGCTTCGCCTCCGGCGGGAACAGCTCCCACAGGGCGCCGCGGGTCTCCGGGCTCAGTTGCTTCTGATATGGCAGCACCTCCGAGAGGACGTGCAAGGCCGCAAAAAAGTGTTCGGATTCAATCATTTCGCATGGGGGCCAAAGACAGCAGAAAAACCAGGCCGCTCGCCGCGGGTGATGGCCATTGCATCCAGCGTGGACTGCATGGCGGGCGTCAGCCTTCGGTCATCATAGCCCATCCTTTGCCCGTTGGAAACACCACGGCCTTTCTGTACTTCAAACAGCCCCTGGTAACCGCCAATCACCGCCCTGGTCAGCATCTGCTTCCGATCCTCTGGTGATTGCTGCCGCAGCAACCCGCACGCTCGATCGAATGCCACCTGGGTGCGGTTACGGGCCTTCACGGTCCACCATTCCCTCAGCAGCTGCTGGCAGTCCAGCAGATCGTCCGGAATCGCTGTCGCAGGCAGGTTTTTCGATGCGAACGGATCCCGCGCCGCCGCGGAACGCTTCGTGGTGGGCTTGGCAGCCGCTTCCGCGACTGGGTTGGAACTGAGGGCTGCAACGCTCGCCACTGGCGCCTCAGGGGCGCAGGAAGGGGCTTGCTGGGCTTGCTGCGTGTCAGTGGGCGCCTGGGGGGTCTTCCTGGCCCTTGTGGGGCATTTTCCAGCAGGGGCACCACAACCGGGCCCCGCTTGCGGGGTCTCCCCCCGGTCCACGGGGGGAATCAAAGGGGGGTTTGGCTGTTGGGTTTCTTTCTTCAAGCCTTGTTCTTCTTCCCTTTGTTCTTCTTCCTGATGTGCCACCGTGGCACATGGGATGTGCCTGTGTGGCACATGGGTATGTGCCTGCCTGGCACATGGGGTATCTGCCACCGTGGCACATGCCCCTCCCCCATTTGGGGCCATCCCACCCCCCGTTCGGATCGTTCTCCCCGCGTCCTCGTCCCAGATCCGCAGCCCGTATGAGTTCGCCGTCTTGCCTCCATCCGCACGGCGCCTTGATCGGCGAGCCGTCACCCCATCACGATCCAGAACCGTCAGCATCCGATGCAGCTGCCGTCGGCTGATCCCCGTCTCCTGCTCCAGCGTTCCGATCGATGGGCGGATGTCCGGGTAGTACGACTGCAGGCACCACAGCAGCCCGATCTCCTCTGCCTTGAATCGCCCGCGCATCCAATTCGGAAGCGCCGTGAATGTTGGCCGCTGCCCTGCTGGGGCCTCAGCCGTTGTCTCGTGGTCCGTGAACATGTAGAATCCTCAATGGAGAAAGAAGGCAACCCAGGGTCGTGCCTGGGTTTTTTTCTGCCAGCAGCAACCCGTCGGCCACCGCTCAACAGAGTTTGCCGTGCGCCAGCCGAACCGGCCACCGGCAGCCCCTCCCAGCTTACTCGGGGCAGGCCCCCACCTAAGAAGCCATTTTAGGTGGGGCTAATACGCCAAAACCGCCTGCTGCAACTGGTTTTCTCAATAAGGGCTCGTTTTTGCGCAAGAAGGGGGGCTAATATGGGTCTTAGGCCGTCCTAATACGGCAAATCCCTTGCGGTGACTGGCTTTGTATCTTTGGGAGCGTGGACAGGGCATCCCTGAGGGGCAAAGGGAAACCCCGCAGCAGTACGAGCGGTTTCAGCTGTACCTGCGTGAAGCCCGACCCAGGGTGCTCACGAGGATCGCCGAGGCCTGCAGCATCAGCGTGCCCACCGTGTGGATGCTGGCCAAGCGCCGCAACTGGGAGGAGCGTGCCGCTGCGTTCGACCAGTACCAGCGCCTGTATGGGCCCATGAACCCCCCGAGCACGTTCCGCGCCAAGCCTGCGGGAGAGCCCGAGGCTGACGCGCCAGAGCCTGAGGACTCGCCGGAGAGCCAGGAGGATGCGGCAGAGGTCGTGGAGGTGGTGGACGACCCGCGCCCGACCGCGCCACCGCCTGTCGCGGTCTTCGTGGATGCCATGGCGATCCGCAGCCCTGCCGATGGCGCCAAGCCCGAGGTCGTGTTGCCCCTGCAGCGCGGATCGCTTCAAGCTCAGGAGGAGTTCCGGGTGGCAATCCTGGGCCTCGGCAGACGCCAGCTGAAGGCCGCCCGTGGCCTTAGCGATGCGTTCGTGAAGATGTCGAGCCATTGCGCCGACCTGATCACCCGGCTCACCGAGATCAGCGCGAAGGCCAAGAACGACCCTGATGCCCCGCCGGAGGTGCTGGCAGGCCTGCAGAAGCTCGAGAACGCGATCGAGAACCAGCTAGCGACCGCGACCACGACTCTCCATCGCCTGGCGCAAAGCTCCAACCAGATGGGCACGCAAGGCCGCGAGAACTGGGGTCAGGCCGTGGGGATCGAGGCAGTGCTGGAACGGCTTGAGGCGATGCTTGCCATGCAGGAGGAGATGGGATATGCTGAAAAAACACCGGCAGCATTGCCGGCCGGTGCCAACCAGCAACAGGCCAATGACGATCATCAGTAAGCGGGCGGATTTTCCGCTCGCGTCAATTTCGATTGACCGCCTGAGATGGCGGACGAACAACGATCCGCGGCATGACCAGGCGATCCTTGATTTCCTGCAGCTGTTTGAGCTGGGCCTATGCCCCGGTGAGGTCAGCACGGAACGGCTGCAGGCCCTGTGGCGCACGGAGCAGTATGGGGTGAGCCGCCGGATGGCCGGCATTCGCGCCCTGGGCGTGGTGCGGGTGCTGAGCGGTGCTCGTGGCCGCCCCTGCTATGAGCTGGAGATGCTGCCCCAGCCGTTGCCTGGGCGACCGTGGTATCACCAAGGCGGCTTGCCAGATGAGTATCAACAGCAGCGACGCCGGCAGCCTGCCGCAGAACGCTGGGAGCGGCTGCGGATGGTGTTTGGTGGGCGTCGCCAGCAGGGGAGGGTGGGGCGATGAAAATACTAGCCCTTGCGCTCATAATGAACATAGGCAGTATCGCTGCCATCATCTGCGCCACTGTCGCCGCAGTGCACGGCGTACCAGGCTGGGGATGGTTTCTTTTTGTTGCCATTCTTCTAACTCGCTACACCCCACAAAAAAACAAACAGGAGACAGGACGATGAGCGAATGGATTACGCATCGGCCGCCGACAAAGGCGGATGCAGATGACTATGGAGACGTATTAATTCCCAGGGACATGGACTCCAAGCCAGACACGCCAGGGTGTGTCAAGCTTTTTCAAAATTATCTAATAGTCACCATTGGCCAGCGGTGGTGGCCACTCAACGCGGAAGCCGAACAAGCCGCCATCGCCGAGCAGGCAGCCGCCGCGGCAGAACCTGAGCGGACCCCCGAGCCTGCCGCCGAGCCATCGCCGGCCGTGGCGGAGTTCATTGATTACAACCGTGTGGCATGGGCTTGTGAGTTGTGGGAGCTTGCCCGTGCGGCAAGAGAGCGGGCAAGGCCAGGCACGGGAGGCCCTGCATGGGACGACTCGCACTTCAAACACCAGAGGGATCACATCGTCGCCCACCGCGCCCTCTATCAGCGTGGAGATGCCCACGGCTACCGCCGTTGCCTGGTGGAAGCCAAGGCAACATCGGAATTAAACAGCGAGCTTGCCCGTGATCTGACTCTCTTGCAGGAGGAGAACGCAGGGCTAAAGAGTGACTTGAAAGATTTATTACATAGTCGCAGCTTGCCGGAAACGGTCGTTGTCGGCGACCTTGAAGGCGAACTGAAGCGCCGCGGCGAATGGTCCACGCCAGCACCGGAGCCGGCCAGCCCCGAGTCCTTCTCCTGCGGCGGCTGCCGTTGGTACTCCGACAACAACAGCGAAACCGGTCTGTGTTGCCGTCACGCCCCAACCCACGACGGATTCCCCCGCGTGGCAGTTGAAGACTGGTGTGGCGAGTTCACCGGCAACGGAACAAACGCGACAACAATCTCCCAAGGCCCCACCCAATGAGCACCACCATCACCGAACTAAGCGCCACCCTTGACGAGCTGGCCACCGCCGCCAAGGAGCTTGCCGAACGCGAGGCTGAGCTGAGCCGCCGCGAGACCGAGCTGGCCGAGGGCCTAGAAGCCTTCGCCTTGGCCCGCCAAGAGTCCGCCATCTGGTCCGAGGCCACCGCTGCCCGCGACAGCCACTGGCGAACGCTGATCGCCGTGCAGCTGAATCAGCTCCAGCCCCAAAGCCCTACCGCCACCGTGCTGCGCCACCTGGACAGCATCGCGACGGCAGAAAGGCAGATGGAGGGCTGAGGGATGAGTGATATGTGGCGACCAATTCCAGGTTATGAAGGTTCTTACGAAGTCTCAAGCAGTGGTCTTGTGCAAAGTGTTGCAAGAAAAGTTCCTCACGGCCGCGGCAATGCTTATAGAAATATCAAGGAGCGTGTGCTTTTTTCAAACCCAGCTAACAGCTGCCGGAACAACACCGACGCCCCAAGACCCGCAACACAAAGGCCGCGGCATGACCTGGTACCCTCCACGCGCCATCCTTGACCGCCTGGGCGCCACTGACAAGTACCCTCCGGCGTGCGGCACCGGCGGGATGCTCACCGACTGCGTTGGTTTCATCCTTTCCAACCCTCCTTTCAGCCTAGTCATGCCCCCACTTCAACCAGCACCGCAGCAGTCGCAGCCTGCAAGCATTGATCGACACAGGACCAAGCGCTTTTGCAAGGTCAAGCATGCCCAAGGTTGGGCCAATCGTGGATGGGACCGACGCAGGTTGGATAATGAGGCCACGCAATGGAGAATCTGGGTGACAGCAAATAACGGGCAAATATGCGGGATTGAATGTGTGATAGACGACTTTCTAATTGATCACCCTAACTACGGCCGACGTGGCGCGGCTCGCTTCTTGCGCCATGCCCGGTGGCAGCTTCAGGGTGCTCTGTACCAGGAAGATGCCCCGCTAACTTATCAGTAGATTTTCACCCTGTCACGTGCCCTAGGGTCAAGTGATTACGAAAAGCCAGTATAGATGAATACAGGGCTGGACATCGGACCTGCCTAGGCTATGCTTTCAACCGAGCGCCCCCGACCTGACCACCGCTGGCGCTCACCATCAGCCGCTGCACGCGGCCTGTGCTCACCCAATCCCCGACAGACCCATGGCAGACGAACCGTTTAAGGCATCAGAAGAAGACTGGCAAGCGGTCGAAAAACTCTCGGAAAACTTTAGCGACAAAATCTGCCGCACCATTCGTGAACTCCGCGACCGCGTGGCGGCGCTGGAGGCGGAGCAGGTAGCGCCCGTCCAAGTGCCATCCACCACCGTCCCCACCACGCCTGTCACGTCGGTGCAAGAAGCGCTCAGCGTCAATGGCGTCTTCCTGGGCCAGAATGGACTGGAGGGCTTGGCGGATGCGGACAGCTTTTGGAAGGATCGCCCCTACGGAAACCGCTTGTACTACGGCGATGGATACATGGATTATCTGCACCGCGATGTTTTGCGTTCAGCTATTAAACTGATTGAGCAGAATTGCGCCACGCGTCCCACCCACAAGCCCGCCCCCATCCCGCCAGCGGCGCCGTCGGGTGATGAGCTTCTTCGGATCTGGAATGACGCCCCGGGGGGCACTAAAGAAGGTCTGCTTGTTGTGTGGGACCACGGCTTCCAGCATGGCCTAGCCGCCGGCCGCGCCGAGCAGGGCACCACCCCCGAGCCCAACCAGGAACCGGCGGGCGATAGGAGGCTGGTGGATGTAGTCGCGGACTTTATCGGTCTTCACCCCGTCCAAGGCGGTAAGGCCCGCGCCGTAATCCTCGCGGTGGCCCAATGGCTGCGCAGTATGGGCAATTGCGGCTCTGCCGCCGATCTTGAGCGGGAGGCGCGGCGATGACCCACCCCATCCCCGATCGGTTCCGCGTCGGCGAAGTCTGGCAATCGCCACGCGGCAAGCATTGGAGAGTTGAGCGCATTGACGTGAGGAAAGGCGCCTTACTTGTGGATGCAGAGCTTCCCAATCGTTCGCGGCAATGGCGCGGCGAGTTCGCCATCGGCGACAACATGATGAACGCCTGGCTGCGCATTGACCCACCACACGAGGCACCCCAATGACCACCCCGCTCCTTTCCCCCGCCGCTCAAGCGGTGCTGGATGCCGCTGGACAGGTTCCAGTGCCCAATGGGCTGGCCTTCCCGCTGATTCGCCTAGAGATCGCCGCCGCCATCCGCGCCCTGGTGGAGCAGGTGCTTCCCGAGGAGATATGCCCGACACGGGACGGCTCAGGGGACGATGCCGGCATCGATGAACTCCTATCGCGCATGATCAAGCGCGCCGACATCCTCGGCATCGCCGCCGAGCTGGACGGCGGGCAAACACAACCCACACCCACGGAGACCCCCAATGAGTGACCCCGATGAATTCTTTGGTAAGAATCTAACTGTGTATCCACCACAAAGACCCCCAATGACTGACCCCACGCCGTTGCCGGCCGCGCCCGACTGGAGGGCGTTGTGCAAGGAGCTGTTACAGGCTATTGACGACGACGTTATCGACACCAACGACGGGCCAAGATTTCAGGCTGTAGTGGATTGCACCCGCGCTGCCCTGGCCACCCCGCCGGCCCCACCACTAGAACCTCGCGGCTGCCCACTTCCCGGCGCTTGTAGCTGCCCCACCACGCCGATCGTGCCGCCGGAGCTGATCCGGGCGCTGGAGATGGCGGAAGAAGCGCTGACTGAAATCGATCTTGAGTTGGGCCTACGAGCAAGCCAATTGACGCACATCCGCCGGGCGCTGCAGACGTGGCGCGATCACGCCACCCCGCCGGCCGCCACCCGCGAGGCGGGGCCGCTGCCGCAGGCGGGGCTGACGGATGAGCAGCTGCTAGAGCTGATGCCCCAGCAGTTCAGAGACGATCTGGCCACAGTGTCGCGGTTGGCGTCGTATGGCACGCCGGTAGGACCCGGCCTTTACAGGGTCTCACTCAACACCGGCGCCCTTGCTTACGCCCGCGCCGTGCTTGCCCGCTGGGGCGGCGCTGCGGTGCGGGCGAGGCCAGCGAGTGAGCAACCGGAGGCGGGTGACACCCTTCACTCAACGGGTGAATGCTGGTGGTTTGATCCCGCTGGGGGTGGAGCCTGGTATTTCGACACCTACCAGGGCAATTACACCTACTGGCGCCCCTACTGGGCGCTCTCGGTGCCCGCCGCCAACAAGGGGGAGGTGCAGCCATAACCCAGAAACAACCCCCCAAATAGGCTATAATCCAACAGCGGGAAGCACCGCTTTTACCCCCAACCAGCAAATGGACGTTGACATCCCAAATCGAGACGAACAACACGGCGGCATGGAAGCTGTCGGCACGTTGAGCCAAGGCTTTAAGGAGGAAATGCGCTTCAGCAAAAACTGGACCGAATTGACACCCGGTGAACGCGAAGCACTTGACGTGATCGTGCACAAGATCGGCAGGGTACTATCAGGCCGCAATCCACATGACCCGGAGCACTGGCGCGACATCGCCGGTTATGCGGTCGCAGCACGCCGGGCGGATTCGCAAGCAGATCAGACCGCAAACCCTTTCCTTCCTCTGACCCATGCCAATACCTGACACCAACAACAGCCCAACCGTCGAAAAGCTGATTGAGCTAATTGACGCAGTGGAAAACCCCACGCGGCTACTAACTTCTGACGGACTGATTCCGCTACGGGTGCCGTTTGAGGACATGACCCCCGAGCAGCAGCTTGCCTGCATAAAGCTGGAGGAGCGGGTTGGCGCAAAGATGAGTGAAATAAAGCGTAAGCTGGTGCGGGCCAATCCGCCTGATTGATTCTCCCCCACGTCTAAATGAGCCGCCACACCTCCCAGATCCTGTGCCATGCCGGTGGCCGCACGTTGCCGCTGGCGATGATTGACGCCAAGATCCGGGAGGCTGAGGAACGCGCCAAGCGACCTGTCGTCAAACCCCCGGAACCCTACGCCAAGAGCTTCGGGGACTTCATCCTTGACGTTCACCCCAAGTTTCAATTCACGCGGCACACCACCAGGCTAGTAGAGATCGGCCAGCGGGTGTTTGATGCGGAACTGACCCGTACCCTGCTGATGCTGCCGCCGCGGCATTACAAGAGCACGATCTTCAGTCGATTCGGGCCCGCCTACTTCCTGCGGAGGTACCCGGAGCGCACTTGGGGCCAAGGCGCCCACACGCAAACGCTGGCGCAGGAGTTCGGGCAGGACGCCCGTGATTACTTTGTGGCCTCCGGGGGGATCCTTGACCCCAGCAGTGCCGGCAAGGGGCGATGGTCGGTCGCCAATGCGTTGGGTGGGTACTGGGGTGCTGGCGTGGGCCTCGGTACGGGCCTGCCGGCGCACTTCTTGAACGTGGATGACCCAATCAAGAATCGGGACGAGGCGGAGAGCGCCGCCTACCGCCGTCGGCTCTACAACTGGTGGTCGTCGGTGCTGAACACCAGGGAGGAGCCCGGTTGCATCAAGTTGATCACCCACACCAGGTGGGCCACGGCGGACCTGATCGGCTGGTTGATCAAGCAAGTGGAGGAGCTGGAGCGCAGCGGCGATGCTGACGCGGCTGAGCCGTGGCATGTGATCGAGATGCCGTTGATCGCTGAGGCGATCCAAACGCCGGTGCCGGCGACGCTGACGCGAGAGCCAGACGATCGGCAGCCAGGGGAGGCACTGGACCCGGAGCGCTATGACAAGGAATGGGCCCGCAAGAAGGAACTGAACACCCCAGAGCGCGACTGGGCGGCCCTGTACCAGCAACGCCCTGCCCCGGATGGCGGCACGATCTTCTCCACCAAGATGCTCCGCTTCTGGGTGCCGGAAGGCGTGCCAGGCGAGCCGGGCGATGTGGTGGTGCCGCGACACTTCATCCGTAAGTTTAATTCAGTCGATTGTGCATTTAAGGATAATCCTGGCAATGATATGGTAGCGATGCAATTATGGGGGCAAACTAACGCAGGCTTGTGGTTGCTTGATATGAAGAATCAGCGGATGTCGTTCAGCGTGACGCTCGAAACGATCAAGCTGCTGCACCCGGCCTGGCAGTTCGGGGAGGCAGTGGTGGAGGACAAAGCCAACGGGTCAGCCGTGATCGACAGCCTCACCCAAGCTGCCGTCGGCTTCACGGTTCACGCCGTGACCCCCGATGGCGGCAAGACCGCGAGGGCCAACGCCAGCACGCCCCAGTTCACGCAAGGCCGTGTCTTCTTCCCGCGCTTCCATCCGCTCACCCCCACGCTCACCGCCCAGTTACTGGAGTTCCCAGGCGGCACCTATGACGACCTGGTGGACGCCACCACCCAAGCCGTGAACTTCACGATGGGCACTGGGCCGATGCACGTTTCAACTGTGCATTATGGGCACGGTGCGGGTAGTATGCTGAGCGCAGACCTTGAAATTCTGCCAGGAATGACTGCGGATCACATCAGGGCACTGGAAGAGCTGCGGCTGCAACAGGCGGCGCAGTCTGGCGACGGGTGGTCATGACCGCACCCCCGAAGGCCACAAGGCGCCGCAGTGGCCGGGCTGCAGCTGCCCCGGCTGCCGAGCCCACGGAAGCCGCTGACGCCCCCCTGCTGGCGATCGAGGGGGATGATGCGGTGCTGGTGGAAGCGGCCCCGGAGGATGACGCCTACGGGCTCCCGGAGCGCACGCCGGAATCCGATCGGTTGATCGTCGAAAACGAGAACTTGGCGCGCTGCTATGCCCGCCGCATGGGCCTGAGCACCAAATTCGGCGCTGATGATCTGCATGGTGCCGCGATGTGGGGCCTGATCAAGGCCGCCCGCACGTTTGAGCCTGAGCGGGGCAACAGGTTCTCCACCCATGCGGTGCCGAAGATCGTCGGGACGATCAAGCAATGGATCAGGGACTACGGCTACAGCGTCCGGTTCCCGCACAGCTGGCGGGAGCACATGCCGAAGGTGCGGCGGCTCGCGCAAGGTGGCAAGACCGCAGCGCAGATCGTGGAGGCCATCGGCCTGCGACCTGGCGGCGGATCGATCATCACGGAAAATGATGTGAGGGAGATGCTGCACGTCAGCCGCACCTTCAAGCACTGGGACGAGGTGTTGGGCCTTGACAGCGAGCCGCGGGTGCGGAATGCCCATGTGCTGGAAGACCAGGAGTTTGAGGATGCGGCCGAACTGAACAGCCTCTATGACCTGGCGACCCGTGCATGGCGCCGACTGGAGCCGGGCGATCGTGCTGCCATCGCAGCAGGCTGGAAGGCAAAGCGACGGCATGTGCCAGGCCATCCCCTCGGGCAGTTCGCGGCGGCCGTCAGGCGGCTTGTGGGTCGCCATCACGTGCGGGGCGAGACCGAACGGGCACCGCTGGACTTCCCGATCGAATGCGGCCTGGGCCCGGTGAAGGCCTCCCGGCGAATGGTGGCAGCTGCGGGTGAGGAAGGTAAGGCGCTGGTGGAGGTGTCCGAGCAACTGGGCCTAGGCCTCTGATCAGCGGGCGGGAAAGCTCCAGTCAATAGGAAGATTGCGGGGCGGCTGGTGGCGCAAGCCGAAAAGATCTCACATCCAACAGACGACCCCAATCTGCCGTCTTACGTGCATCCTGGGCTGAAGGAAGTCGCTGACGACCTTGAGATGGTGCGCGACTGCTGGGATTTACTGCGTGGTGCAAGGGCTAAATATCTACCGAAGGAACCAAAAGAACCGCAGCGGGCATATACCGGCCGGGTGATGCGATCGAAATACCCTTCGTTCTACCGCGATGGCGTGATCGGCTTTGCCGGTGCCCTCAGTCGATGGTCGTTGCGATCAGCCCCGCAGAGCTTCGAGACGGCACAGGACAACATCGACGGGGAGGGCACGAGCCTGAAGGCATTCCTGCTGCTTGCCGATGCGCTGGTGCTGCGCGACCAGGGCTGCCTGCTCATGGTCGACATGCCGAAGGACCTACCGGCCAACCGCGGGGACGAGAGGGCACTGCAGCGGCGGCCCCTGTTGACGATGGCCGAGCGGTCGTCGGTGCTGAACTGGCGAACGGTGAAGGTCAATGGGCGAGAGGTGCCGATCGCGGTGACGGTGCGCGAATTCCACGAGGTGGAGGATGGTGAGTTCGGGGTCAAGATCGAGCCGCGGTACCGGGTGATGAGGGGCGGCCAGTGGCAGCTGATCCAGCTGGTTGAGAGCAAGCGGCGGGGCTCGTGGGAGAAGAAGGTGGTGGATCGGGGCGTGTTCACCGGCGCAGGTGACACGCCGCTGCAGGCCCCGCCGGTGGTCTGGTATTCAGGGTCAGTTGGTGGCGGCTTTGGCCGTGGCCTGCTGATGCTGCAGAACCTGGCGGAGCTATCGCTCAGCTGGTATCGCAAGGACTCCGACCAGGAGGAGCTGCTGCACCGCTGCGCATTGCCGGTTGGCGTGCGCAAGGGGATGCCGTCGGTGATGGGGGCTGACGGGCAGCCGCGATCGGCACCGCTTGAGATCGGCCCGAACAGCATCGTGGACATTCCCAACCCTGAGGGTGACTTCCGGTGGGAGGAGATCAGCGGGAGCAGCCTGGAGCTGCGGCATAAGAGCCTGGAGCACACGGAGGGGCTGATGGACCGCCAGACGCTGGCGTTCCTGATGAGTGGCTCGGCAACCGATCGAACGGCCACAGAGGCGATCCTGGCCAGCGCTCAACTCACGTCCTCCCTGGCGGGGGTGGCGGAAGCGAAGGGGAGCGTGATGCAGAGCGTGATGGCGTTGTGGGCGGAGATGGCGGGTGAGCAGCTGCCGGCGGATGCTGGGCTGGAGATGGAGAAGGGGCTAGTTGAGAAGCCGATTGATATTGAAACGCTACGAGAAATGCGCGAATGGTATAATGCTACGCTGGCGACACGGAAGACTGCGGTGAGCCTGGTGGCGCGTGCTGGCCTGTTGCCACAGGGCATGACGGCAGACGATGAGGTGGCGGCACTGGAGGAGGAGCAGAAGGCGGATGAAGAAAACGGGGCGGACACGCCGGACGCGAACGATCCGAACGGGTGGGACGTACCGGGGGCGGGGCCGGTGGTGGATGAGCCGAACGAGTAACCCATGGCCACCATCGGCGACCAGCAGCTGACGCTTGCCGACGACTTCGCCGAAGCCCTTGACGGGATCGGCGATCGATCGACGGCCAACACCAGGAAGGCATTGCTGGCGGCCATGCGGGCCACGTTGCGGGATCTCCGGCGCTGGTACGCGGATGCGGTCAATCCCCAGCTGCCGGCCGAACGCTCCGCCGATGGCGTCACCAGGCGCCCACGGTCCTACAGCATCGCCGAGAGCAGCCGGAAGCTCACCGAGTTGCAGAAGATCGCTCAGGCGTTCCTGGGCCCCAAGCAACTGCAGGCGCTGAGCCAGCGGTACGCGGCCGATCTGGAAGCTGCCACAGCCCTTGGGGGCGAGCTGGAACGCCAGCTGATTGAGCTGACCGCACCCAACACCGTGGCCGCATCGCCGTTCGTGGGGCCCAACCGTGAGGCGATCAAGGCGGCGGCCAACACCACCAGCGCGTACATCAGGGCGGAGGTGGAGAGCTTCCGGGATCGCCTCGGGCAGATCGTCACCAGCGGTGTCAGCAGGGGCCAGGGCTTCCGGGCGATTGAGCGGGACGTGCGGGTGGCGCTGCAGGGTGCCAAGGATCCGCAGGGGCTCACCCGGTCCATGGGCCTGCTGCAACGTGCCGAGCTGATCGCCAGGAGCGAGCTGAGCAATGCCTACGTGAACGCACAGAAGACGGCGGCGGAACGGAATGGGTATGAGTATGCGCGGTGGATTGCGACGAAAAGCGAAAACACCTGTGCATACTGCGTTAGCCGCCATGGGAACATATACCTGCTCAGCGAGTTAGTGGGAACTCAGCATCCTCGCTGCAAGTGTTCAATCGCTGCGGTATCTTCCGAAGCTGTAGAAGAAAAGGACCCCAAGGCCCGCGCCCAGATGCTCCGCAGCGCCTACTGGGAGCAGTCACAGGAGGACGTGGCCAAGGCGTTTGCACGGGGCAAGGGCTGGCCGTTTGAGCGGGCCTCGAAGGTGCTGGAGGAGCACCTGCGCAAGCCGTCGCCATCGGAGAAGCGGCAGTTCCCTGGCATCAAGACCGCGGCGCTGCCGGTGGTGTGAGGGGCCCCCATGCCATCAGCCTTGCAAAATCTGAAGAATCCGCACAAACTGACCCGAACCGCTTGACACCATGGCCGCTGCTGTTGCCGTTTCTGATGTCGCTGCGGATGGCGTCACCGATGCGCCGGTGTTCCGCTGGTACGAGCCGGAGCTGAGCGAGGGCAGCACCGATGCCGGGGAGGCCGTGGCTGAGCCGGCGCCAGAGAGCCTATGCCCTGATCTGCAGCTGCTGCTGGCCCTCTACGCGGGCGTGCTGACGCGATCAGAGGAGGGCGTGCGGCAGGGCCTACGGCTGGCGGCCACCACGCTGGGGGACGAGGAAGCGCAGGGCCTGGGGGAGCTGCTGGTGAACATGAGCGACCCGGTGAGCAGGTTCTGGCTGTCGCGGCTTGACGGGCCCCGGCGGAATCCGGGGAAGGCCTTCCGGTAGGGGCGTGGGGGTGGTATTGTTTGGGCATCGGGGCTCCTTCCTCGGTGGTGTCCCCGACAGCTGCGCTCGTTTCTCAGGCCAGAGCAGCTATCGGGGTTGTTTTGTGAGAAAGGGCTCCTTCGGGGCCCTTTCTTGTTGCCGACCGCCCCCGGAAACCTCAAGGCAAGCCGGCCGCGCCTCCCCGTTCCATGCCTCAGCCACTGCCCCCGCTCAATGCGCTGTGGCGCAGCATGTTGGCCACGCCACCGGCGACGAAGGACGACCGCGAAATGATCCGGATGCACGTCGGCTGGGGCGGCCACTACGAGGCAATGCAGACCCTGACACTGCGGATGAACGAGCTGGCGGAGGGGTACGCGCCCACCGTGGCGTCAATTCAGAGCTGGCTGGATCAGATCGAGAACCTGGAGCTGGACCACAGCGATGCCGTAGGGGCCGGCACAGCGCACCTGGCGAACGCGGAGGAGTACGAGGGCCCTATCCCCGGCACGAGCCCCACGAGGGACCAGCAGCTGAGCCAGGCCGGCAAGCTGACATGGAACACGGACCTGCTCAAGGCCCGGTACAAGTTCGGTGGCGCGGCGGGTGCGGCCGGCACTGCTGACGGGCAGCGGCGGGCGGAAATCTCCATGCTCCGGTTCCGTGTGCTTGACGCCTTGGCGCTGGATCAACAGCCGGTGACCAATGGCGGCTACGGCTACACGGGGCTGGTGAGGAGCTGAGGGCTGGTATTCACAGGCGGGCACTGCTATTGTGTGGGCTCATCGCATCCCATCCAATGGCCAGCGAAGTTGAAGCCTTCATTGATAAAGTTGAAGACATGATCAAGGAATCAAATCTTTACATTTCCAAGACCGTCGGATCGCTGACAATGATTGCTACAGGCCTGACCGTTGCGGGGCTTAACCTCAGATCAAATGACCCAGCAGACAGCGAAGCTGCGGAAACCTCGGAGTAGCCGACGCCTTGTTCCATGGCCGCCAAGAAGCCGACTGCCGCTCAGAAGAAGGTGGCCACCGTGATGCGTGAATACAAGGCTGGCAAGCTGCAGACCGGCAAGCCAGGCCCCGGCAAGGGCCCCAAGGCCGTGAGCCGCAAGCAGGCGGTCGCCATCGCGTTGTCGGAAGCGGCGATGGTGGCGAAGAAGGCGAAGAAGAAGCCCGCCACCCGCAAGCCCTAACCCATGCCCACCCCCTTCGCCCCCTTCGCCAGCCTGCGCCTTCTGTGGCGCGACCCGACCGCCAAGCCGGTCAACCTCCGGGACGGCCCCGCATCGGCGGCGGTGCGCCTCGTGGTGATCGAGGCCTACATCGATGCCACACCAGCCGGACCCACCGGGCAGGATGCTGGCGGTATTGAGATCGGGTCGCAACAACTGGAGGGCAATATCACCCGCTGGGCCGTGGTGCCCGATGGTGCCAACTGGCTTGATGCTGGCGCCTCCTGGGCGTGGACGGACACCGGCCTGCGACCACCCGGCTTTGCTGCCGGCACCCGCCTACAGGCCTGGGAAGGGCCCCTCAGCGAGCTGCCCATCGCCACCAATGGCCGCCACGGCTGGTTCACCATCGGCACCCTCTCCGGTACCGGCGGGATCGATGCGATCGTCAGGGCTGCCGCTGGTGATGAGTTCACCGGCATCTTCGCCGACGGTCGATGAGGGCCACCGTCCGCACTCGTGTGGCCGTGGATGCCACCTTCTCCCGTCGCGTGCAGGCAGCCGCCAACCAGGCCGCCAGGATCACGTTCGACCAGGCCTGGGCCCACATCCTCGACACCATGGGCAGCGAGGTCTGGCAGTGGCCAGGAGGGCGCATCACCTATCGCGGCGCCACCTATCGGCAGGATGGCACCCGCACCAAGGGCAAACCCGTCGGCAGCCCCCGCAACATCGTCGATACCGGCCTGCTGCGGGCGTCCGGGTTCATGATCGTCAATGGAGCGCTCGCAACTTTCAAATTCCCCTTGGGCTACGCCACCGCAGTCCACTACGGCGCCATGATCCACCCGTGGGGCGACAAGAGCCGGCCGAAGGTGTATCTTCCCCCTCGCCCGTTCGTCACCGCCCCCCTGGGCCTTGATCCCTACCCCGGCGTCCCGGTGTTCCCATTGAGGCAATCATTCCGGGAAAACTTCCAACGCGCATGGAAAACCGTCAAGTGAAAAACCTACCCTTTATTGTCAAGCCAGCGGAACCCGCCGAGCCGTTCGTCACCGTGGGCGATGATCGCGTCGGCACCCTTCAGATCCCCCTCTACGGCTGGCTCAGGGGTGACGAAGCGGCAATCATCGGTGACCTTGATCCTGAAAACCGTCAGTACACCGATTCTTGTGCCGCTGCTGTCGAACTGGCCCGCGTCGCCAATCTCCAGGACGTTGACGCCTACGCCGCCCTCGCCAATATCGTCGCCAACCTATGCGGGATCGGCAAGCCCCTGTCGCGTAAACACCAGGCGTTGAAGATCCGCCACTGGGCCATCTTTGTGCCCCTCGTGCACCTGGGCAAGCGGCTGCAGGATGAGCAGAACATCAGGCGCATCACCGCCATGGTCCGCCGGCTGGAAGGCTGCGCCGATTGGACTGATGCCGACAGCCAGCAACTGCCGCCGCCGCTGCAGCGAGCCATCGCGGGCGTTGCCTGGCGGGAAGAGATCGCCATGACGCCTGAGGTGGATCCCGCGGTGCAGATTGCGCAGCTGGAGGCTGACCTGGGAAAGCTGCTGCCGGAACCCTCACCTCGCCCAGACCCGACTGGGGAGAGCTGTTCTGGCAGTTCCGAGACCTCTACCCCTCCGACCCCGACGGCACCCGCGAAAGGTTCGGGAAGCTCCCGGCGCCCTACATCCTCCAAGCGATCGAAAAGGGCCAGCGCAGCCGCCGCGATGCCCTCCACAGCGCCGAACTGAGCACCGCACAGATCGCATGGATGCAGGCAGAATCAAACCGGGACCGCAAGCAACGCAGCAAGCCGTTTGAGCTGGCGGACTTCTGTTTCTTCGCCGATCGCACCGAAGCCGCCCTGCCGCCGGCTGCTGCTGGTGCCGCCCTGCTGGCATTGCTGCAGCGCGACCTGATGCCAGGCTGGGCGATCGGGCCATGGTGCGAGGCACTGGAGCAGGTTGGCGCCGGCCACGAGCCTCCTGCACGCCTCTGCTGGGCTGCTGATGATGTGATCATCCTTGCCCCATGGCGTGCTGATTCCGACCACTGGCGCGGCTTCCTGATCGTTGATCGCAAGGCCGTCGGTCAACCCCGCACCCTCTGGTCCGAGGAGGGCGAATCGGTCGACCTGATGATCCCCGCCGCGCTTGCCACCACCGGTGCATTCATGTTCGCCCGTGAGGGGGTAACGCTGCCGATCATTCGCTGAGCCACGCGGAAAGCTCAGGGCACCATCACCAGTCCAAGAAATGCCTGCCGCCACCTATGGGGCGACCGTCGATGTGATCACCCACATGGTTCCCATGTTGGCGTCGCTCGTCGATAGTGATCAGCTCGAAGCTGCCCGCACCAACCTGTCCGCATTCATCGACACCAGCACTGCGCTCACCGGCCGCGGTCGGCTTGAGTGGAGTGGCGTTGGCACCGAAGCGTCGCCGTTCGTCTCGTTCGCCAACAAGGTCAACCTGACGATCACCAACGTGGCCCGCGCCACCAACGTCACCACCATCACCACGTCCGCAACCCACGGGCTGGTGGCTGGCGATCGTGTGCAGGTTACCTCCGCCACCCATCCCACTGTCAACGGCGTCTTCACCGTTGCGTCGGCACCGACCACCACGACCTTCACCTACGCCAACACCGGCGCCACCATCGCATCCGGCGTTGACACCGGCACCGTCGCCAAGGGGATCCTGAAGCTTGATGGCACCGACAAGGCCATCCGCATCATGGGCCTTACCGGCATACCCCGGACCACCGACACGCAGACCGACGAGAGCCTCACCCTCGACCCTGAGGACAACGGCGCCACCATTCAAGTAGCCAGCTCCAACTCGTTCTCCTACGCCATCAGCGGGCTGGTGGATCGCAAGAGCTACGCCTGGAAGATGTTGACGATGGTGTCCGAGTACGGGGTGATCCCTGGCCTCGCGGTCAAGTTCCTCCGGCAGGGCCCTGCAGGTTCCAGCGAGGCACAGATCGGCTTCGGTCGCGTCACCGTATCCGAGGACGGCGACGCCGGCACCCTGCAGAAGTTCAGCGGCACGATCAGCATGATCGGCGCTGCCCGCACCATCCCCGACAACGTGGGCCTATGATCGCAGGCGGGGGGCTGAGAGGGGTCTCAGCCTTTTGTCGCGTGAGTATCGGGCGCCTCGTGGGGGGCGCCTTTTTGTTGGCTCGTCAGGACTTCACGCGCTGCGGTTCTGACCTCAACCCATGGCCGCTGCAGTCCCTGCCGCATCGCCCAAGCGGTGGCCGCCCGCTGGCTTTGCCAGGCCTGCAGGAGCATCTTTGCCAGCTTCTGCAGCTCCACCACGTCCGTGGTGCCCTCGATGGTGCGCCGCATCCGTTCCAATTCAAACTGCTGCGCCACCGTCGTCGCCATCGGTTGCTGCTCATTCATGGCCGCGACTCCTGGGGTGCTGGTTTGCTGGGGAGGTTTCCGGGATCCCCTGCGGAAAGCTAGAGCATGAACCTCTCGCGGGCACGGCGATGATGAACGGAATGGCGAAAACCACCACCGGCAAGGCGAAGAAGAAGAAGCCAGGGGCAACCAAGATGAAGGCCACGGCCACGGCCACCACCACCGCCAAGCCCAAGGCGAAGCCCAAGCCCAAGCCCACACGCCCCATGCGCATCCTCGGCTGATCCATGGCCCTCCCCACCACCACGGAAGGCGTCTACGACCTGCTGGCGGCGGACACCACGCTGGCGGGCCTGCTGGGCACGTACCTGTTCCCCGATGGCACCACCCTGCCGGCCCTGTCGCGGCAGTTCACGAACCAGCCGCAGGACGAGCCCACAACGGTGCCCCGTGGGGTGGAGGTGGTGATCTGGCGCATCACCGCCGATGACCCCCAAGCGTGCGCCACCGGGGAGGTGATCATCAACCCGACGATCCGGATGGTGGCGACCCAGTGGGAACCGGCAGCCACCCCGGCTGCCTACCACCTTCAGGCGGCGGTGCGGCGGATTCAACTCCTACTGCCAGGTTGCCGATCCGCTGATACGACCGTGCCAGACCTGACGACAGGCCTGGAGCAGCGGGCGCTGTCGTGGCAGGCGCCGCTGGTATTTGAGGCCTGATCAGGGCCCCAGGGTTTCCCCCAGGGCCCCACCGCGGGACGGCGATCAGCGCTTGCTCTTTTTCTTGGTCACACCGCGGGACTTCTCCATGGCGTTGAGGCTCCGGCGGGCGCCAGCAGCAGCGCGGTTCTCGCTGGCGGTGCGATAGGCCGATCCAGATCGAGCCTTGCCACTCAGCTCCTTGTAGCGGGCCTTGGCGGCGCTCACCGGCGCTTTGCTCATCTTCTGGGTGGCCTTTGCGGGCCCTGCAGACTTCTTCGCGGCAGCCATGCGAGCCTTCGTCATGGCCGCTGCGCCGGCCTTCATTCCGGATCGGGTGCCAGCACCGGCCCCGCTGGCTCGTTTCAGGCTGGTCTGATCAGCCCGACGCAGTCCACCGGCGCGCTGCTGAGCACCAGCCCCGCCGGTGAAGCCCTTCGCCTTGACCCGGCCGCCGATTGCGGTGGTGCCACCGGCGCGAAGCTGAGAAGCGCGTGCGGTGTTGGCGGCCCTGCTGGCAGCCGCCTTGCTGGCTGGAGCGTTGGATCGTTGATCGCCTCTTTTGCTGCCGCGACCTGCCGACTTGCCGCCCCCGCCACCAGAGGAGAATCGCCCGTTCGCGTCGCGCCTGTACGACCGTGCCATGGATAAAACCAGATGCTGTTGACCGTAGCTTTCCGTACCGTACCTGCACGGTAAAAACCTAGACGCGATGCGGAAAGCTGAGGACAAGAGCGGGTAGCAGCGGTGGCAGATCTTGAAGTCTCAGCCAGGTTCATCCTGGAGGGTTCCAAGGACCTGGTGGGCCAACTGGAGCAGGCCGGCCGGGCCGGCGGGCAGGTGTTTGGTGAGTCGCTGTCTGGCGAGGCGCAGAAGCGGCTGGACGGGATCGTCAACCAGGCGGAAGCCGCCGCCAAGCGTGTTGGGTTGGCGTTCAACAAAACCAAGCTGCGGTTCGAGGATGCCAGCGGCCAGGTGGTGCCGGACGACGTGTTCAACCGGCTGGCGAAGCTCGACAAGGGCCTGAAAGACGCGAATCGCAGCTTGGGGCAGTTCGCCAAGGAGGTGAACGAAGCAGCCACCGGCAGTATCTCAGCACTACGCAGTCGATTGGGCGAGCTGACTGGTCAATTGGAACGTGTGGCGATCGGATCGCAACGATTCCGTGTGCTGCAAAGCGAAATTAATGGCGTGGAGCGCGAGCTTAGAAAGGCCGGGGCAGCTGGTGGAATTGCTGCAAGGGGGGTTGAACTGGTCCGCGGCGCCCTGGGGCTGCTGGGTGGCGTTTCGGTGGGGCTGGCGATCACCCAGTTCTTCCGTAGTTCCATTGACCAGGCGATCCAGTTGGAGACCGCAACACGTCGGCTGACAAATACTCTCGGCCAGCAGGGTGCTGGCGCCGCATTAGGGTTTGTGCGTGGGATCAGCGATCAGCTTGGCCTGTCGTTTCGTGACCTGGTTGGCAGCTATGGGCGCTTCACGGCAGCCGCGACGGCGGCCAATGTGCCGCTGCAGCAACAGCAGGAGCTTTTCACGGCGGTATCGCGTGCAGGGCAATCGCTGGGGCTGACCAGTGATGAGGTGAACGGTGCATTCTTGGCGCTGCAGCAGATTGCATCCAAGGGAACGGTGAGCATGGAGGAGCTACGGCAGCAGCTGGGGGAACGACTGCCGATTGCACTGGCCGCTACCGCTAAGGGCCTCGGGATGAGCACGCAATCGCTGATCAAGCTGGTTGAAACCGGCCAGTTGTCATCAAACAAGTTCTTCCCGGCATTCACCAAGGGCCTGAATGATCTGACCAAGGGCGCCGAAGGGATGCCAACCGCCGCGCAGAACTTGCAACGGTTTACGAACGAATGGGAGTCGCTGCAGACTGCCTTTGGGCAGAACCTCCTGCCGGTCATCACTGGCGCGGTAAAGCAACTGACCGCCGCGATTGCAGAGCTGAAACTTCAACAAGAAGGAGTCGCGCTAGGCCTGTCGTCAAGCATCGGCGGACTTGGTAATGAGCAAGCGGCGCTGCTCGGAAACGTGCAAAGGCTGCGGAAGGAGTACAATCTATCAGAGGAGGCATTTAAGGGGATATACGACAACGCAGTAAGGCTATCAGGGGTGAAAAGGGATCCCATAAGCGACAGCTTGATTATTGACGCAAGGGCGGCAGATGCTATTTCCACCAGCTTTGAGCAGCTTGCAATAAATTACCGCAAGCAAAATAAAGACGGTTCCGCTGATGTGAATGCGCAAGCCGCTGCCCTGACTGCATTGCAGGGCAAGCTCAATGAGAATGTCAAGGCGCAGCAGGAATCCAACGCCTTGTACGGCCAGCGCATCGGCGTGTCCGCGCTGGAGGCTGAGGCGGAACTGGTCAATCAAGTCGCGGCAGGCAGGCTCAGCCAAGCCGATGCCGACAAGGCGATGGCCGGGGCCCGTAAGCAGGCATTGGAGGAGGAGATCAAAGGGCAGGATGAGCTGATCGCCAGGCTCAAGCAAGCCAAGGCGCAGGGCGCAGAAAGCGGCAACGAGAAGGCCCTCCTTGCGGCGCAGTCTGCCCGCGCCCAGAAGGTACTGGAGGTGGCCAAGATCGAAGCGGCAGCCTCTCAGGCGGAGGTACAGCGGCGGCAGCAGGTATTGCAGCTCGCGCAGGGGCGACTGGACATCACGAGCCGACAGATCGAGCTGGAGAACACCGCCAGCCAGCTGTCACTGGGCCGCCTACGTGCTCAGCAGCAGGTGGCCGAGGCCTTGCTGGGGCTCCAGCAGGCGCAGCAAGGGCTGGTCGAAAGCCAGTTCGGGTTGGACAGCGCCCGGCAGGGCTTTGCGCTGCGGACGGCTGAGGAGGAGCTAGGGCGGCTGCGGGATCGCGGGGCCGGGGTGGATGCGATCCGCCAGCAGGAGGAACGGATCAACGGCCTCAAGCGCGGGGCGGAGAATCTTGAGTTCCGGGCGATGGAGGCATCGATCGCGGCGGCACAGCAGCGGTTTGCGCTGGAGCGGCGCGTGCTGGAGCTGAAGCAGGCGCAACAGGTGCTGGAAGCGCAAGCGGCGCAACGTGCGGCGGCGCAGAACACGCTGCAGCAACGGCAGCGGTTGCTGGAGCTGCAGGGGCAGCTGGTGGATCCGTCGATCGGTGGGGGGCAACGGCAGGCGCTGGAGCAGCAGGTAGCCTTGCAGCGGCAGGCGATCGGGCTGGCGCAGCAGCAGCAGCAGGCGGAGGTCGGCCGGCTCCAGACCCTCGGGGTGATCTTCGGTCTTGAGCAACGGACCCTCGCCGCCCAGCAGCAGACCACCGCCCGGAGCCTCGCCACCCAGGCCGCCACCAAGGGGTGGGAAACCGCGCTCAGTGGCCCCCTGCAGAGCCTCGACGCCGCCGCCGGATCCACGGCGCAGGTTGCCGGGCAGTTGCGGACCATCAGCGCAGGATTCATCTCCGTGGGCGGCCAGACCGTGCAAATCAGGACCAGCCTTGATGCCGCCGCCGGATCTACGGCCGCCGCCGCCGATGCTGCCGGCGCCCTGGCCAATGGCTATGCCAACGCGAACACACAGGCTACGGCCCTGCTGGGCACCCTGCAGCGCATGGCCAGCGTCCCCCAGGCTCGATGGGCTGGTGGTGATGTGGAGGCCGGCACCCGGTACCGGATCAACGAGCTGGGTCGGGAATCGTTCCTGGACCGCGCCGGTAATCTGTCGCTGATCTCCGCCCCCCGCAACGGGTTCTGGACGCCCCCCACCGCCGGTACGGTCATACCCGCTGGCATCACCGCTTCCCTGGCCGCCGGGGGAGCATTCGGGGCCGCTGGTGCATCGTCCGGCCGCGGGGGCAGCAGGGCGGCCATCGCTCCGCAGCGCTCCGGCAGCGTGCAGGGGGTCGGAAAACTCAATGCAGCCATCAACCGACTCACCTCGCGCATGGACGCCCTCGTGGCCAAGGACTGGAACGTGCAGGTGATCAGCCCCAGCAATGCCGGGATCCTCCGGTCCATCGGCGGATTCTGATGCTCACCCTCTCCTACGGCGGCGCGTCCTTCACGTTCCCCAACCTGGATCAGCACCCGCTGGCGTTTGATGCGGTGGATGTGCGACGCGGCCGGGCGCCGGAGTCGCTGCAGCCGTCGGGCCTGTTGCTCAAGCCACAGGCAGACAGCCTGCTGAACCTGTTCCGCAGCTGGAGGACCGCCAAGCTGGCGGAGGAGGCGCCGGAGCGCACCGGGACCGTGGGCGCCGTGGTGTTGGTGACTGCCAGTGGGCCGGGCTACTCGGGCGCCAGCGCATGGAGTAACCGGGCCGCATGGATCGACAGTATTGAGAAGCCCTCGCAAGTAGGGCCATTCACGCGGGTGGGGCTCACCCTCGTGGACGCCAACCAGGCCCTCGCGGTGGCCCTGCGGGAGCTGGAGGAGGGGGAGGAAGAGCAGGAGGCGCTCAACCTCGGAACCGTGACCTTCGGCGGGGCAACGATCAACCTCACCGCCAGGGCCGAGAACATCGAGGGGCTACCGCAACTGGAGCTATCCGCCGCCGGCGTGCATGTGATCACCGGCAATCTGGCAACCGTTGACACGAGGGAGGTGCGCGGATGGGTCACGAGCGCCACCCTGCCGACCCTTGAGAGCTGGGTGAGGACCACGACGGCCACGCCATCGCCGGTGAACAACACCTGGTTTCCGAGCGGGTGGAGCCCCCCGGTCGCTCGCCTGAAACGCAACGCGGGGGTCGTCACCACCGTGTTTGATGTGAGCTTCACGGCCACCAAGATCCGCGCCGCCGCATGAGCAGCATGGACCTTCGCCACTGGGTTTTCTGCTCCTTGGGGCCGGTGGACCCCCGCTCGCCCGTGTCAATCCAAGAGGATCATGTGCAGGGCCAGGGCCTGTGCATGACGCGGGCGACGATCACCCTGACGGGCACGCACCGGCCTGCTACGGGCTCACCGGTGAGCTTAGCCTACAGCGATGGGGTCAACTGGATCGCCAGGGTGCCGCGGCGCCTGAGGGTGCTGTCCAGCCAGGTGGATCCGTTGCAGGGGATCACCACGATCAGCGCCGGGTGCCTGCTGACCTACCACAGCAACCGCAAGCCGCCGGTGGAGGTGCTCAAGGAGACGGAGGAGAACACAGAGGTTTCGGAGATCGATCGCCGGGTGGCGGTGCTGCCGATGTCGTCGGCATGGGTGGCGGGGCAGATCCTGTCGCGGCTGGGGCTGACCGCTGCAAATGGGTTCCCGTTCCTCATCAAGCGGGTGGTGGACGAATGGGACATGAGCGCAGGATATGTAGAAGAATTGGGCAACATCGCGCACAGCGAGGGGTATTTCGCATGGATCAACGAATCGGAGCAGGTTGAATTCATCAGCAAGCGAGCCGACCCGCCAGGTGCCGGGCCGCTGCTCACCGGGGCGCAGATCCTTGAAATGTCACCCGTCAACGTGGGCGACCTGCCGGGAGATGCTGCCTTCGCCCGTTACACCAGCCTGATACTGCGCCAGCCCGATCAGGTGGACGCAGAAGGCAACTCAACACCGGGCACTGAAGATGAGGAGAAGGTTCAGCGGCGCAACTGGGAAAAGGAAGTTGTCTTCGGTGCCCCCGTCCAGGCAATCCACACCTACACGGACGAAGCGGGGCAGTCACGGAAGGAGTATCTGACCTACAACGACTATATCCTCACCACCACAAGTTATGACGCCGACGACAGGGTAAAAGAGCGACGCGAGATATCAAGCAGCCTCAATGGCACCCGCGAAACGCTGACCACGTTTGTCTATGGAAACAGCACCGAGGACGGGGCCGATACTGCCGACGTGCGAGAGGAGCGCACCCTTGAATGGGGCCCCAAAGGCGACCTGTTGGCAACTTGCGGCGCCAATGGCCCCCATGCTCAGACGTTCCGCCGCGGCACGACCCAAATTGGCTGGCGTGTCACAACCTACGAGAAGGACAAAGCATCTGGCATCACGAAAACAACAACTCGCAACGCAACTCAATACGTTAATACACCATTTGGCGCTGATGCCATCTCAAAGTTGCGGGAGGAGGGGGAGCCCGTCGAGGAACTCATCGTGCCCGCTGGCCGGCTTGTGGGCTACGGCAGCCAGACTCGGATCCGCACCGAACGAGAGTTTGGGTTGCAGCGCCGCCCGAAGCAGCAGGAGCGCAACGCTGCAGCACTGGCGAAGGATCCATCTGCCAATTCACCATCCGTTGAGAGTGTTTCCGAAGTCGTCTTTGCGATGGGTTCACCAGCAAGTGAGGCCGCAGTAGAGCTTTCGCCACCTTACGTGAGTGACGATAGAGTTATAAAAACAGGCGGCGCTTATGTAGTGGTCAAGGGCTCAGCCCAGCAGGAAGCCCAAGGGTTCACGAGAGGCGAAAACCGCCTCCTCCTCGGCAACCGCAACGGGCAGGGCCTGCAGCTGCACCCACTGGACCTGCCCGCCAAGCCGTTTGCACCCCTCTACGTGCGCGTCAACAGCTGCACTGCCTGCTACCGCACCAACGGCAGCACATGGACCCTCGCGGCCGATGGTGTCCGCTGCACCACCGATGGCCTGTTCTGGGCCGCTGTGGACGGCACCCTGGCCAATGCCTGGTTCCCGCTGCCCCCCGGCATCGCGAGCCTCCCCGGCGCCGCTGCGGTGACCACCAACGCCAACCCAAGGCCGCCGAATGCCATGGCCATCCCAGGGGGCTTCAACCCGTTGGCGCCGAACCTGTCGACCCTGTTCGGAGCCCTGCCGTCAGGCCTCGCGCCGACGCCGCGGGCGACGATCTCCCCATCGCGGTTCGTGCAGCCCTACAACATCACCATCCGGGCCCGTGGTGGCGTCAGGGTGGGCGCCAAGGTGCGGTTCCAACGGTGGCTGCCGAAGACCATCCAAGCCGCCGGTGGCGTCAAGGTGGGCGCCATGGGTCGCGTGGTGCATCTGATCGGCACCAGCAGTGGTGCGATCATCGAGCCCAAGGCCGCCACCCTCACCCAGGTGGGTGGGTTCGGCAGCCCCGCTGCCCTGATCCTGCACTTCGACGGGACCACCTTCGTCGACAGCAGCACCAACGCCTACACGGTCACCGCCAACGGTAACGCAGCGCTGAGCGCCACCCAGTCCAAGTTTGGCGGGAAGGCCGCGGCATTTGACGGGAACGATGGATTCGTGGAGACAACCGGAGCAGCGCTGGCCCTTGGGGTCGGCAACTGGACCGTGCATGGTTGGATCCGCCTTGATGCCGGCAACTTTGATGAGAGGGCGATCGTTCAGTTTGGCCCCGACTACGGCGACCCCGGCCTCTACGTCTACCCATCCGGTGGCGACAACCTGATCGCCTGGCTGGATGATGGCCTGCAGTTTGAGGCGCTCAGCGACCCGATCCCTGATGCCACATGGGTGCATGTGCTGGCCAGCAAGGATGGCAACACGGTGCGGGTGTTTGTGGATGGCATCAAGAGTAGCAGCGATTACACGATCACGAGCGCAACAGCTACGGCGAACATCACGACCACCACCGTGCGGGTTGGCGGTGCTGAGGCCTATACCGCCATCTTCGCCGGCTACATCGATGATGTGGTGATTGAGCCGGGCCGGGTGGTGGATGCCAACTTCACGCCACCGACAGCGGCCTACCCGAACCCATAACGGAAACCTGATGGTATGACCACTGTCACCAGAACGTGCGGATTCGTCCCGTTCCACGCCTTCGTCCCGGCTGCATTCTCGCAGGGCATCCACGCCCTGGGAATCCACACGATCAAGGCTGCCCTGGGCACCGGCGTGCCGTTGATCCAGAGCCACACGGTCCTCGCCGACATCGTGCAGGTGGCGAACGGCAACGGCTACACCACGGGGGGTGTCACGGTAAGCGTCACGGAGCCTGCCGCATGGATCGGCGGCACGTACCAGTTCAACCCATCATTCATCCCCACGATCAGCGCAATCAGCAGCGGCTTTGCATTCAAGTCGATCAACTTCTACAACCACACGGCCATCGCCAAGAACTTGATCGGATCGCTGTTCAGCTCTGGCGCCATCACGGCGGCCATGGTGTCAGCGGGCACCACGGGCCAGGCATCCATCACCAACGTGGCCCAGAGCGGCACGACAGTCACCCTGACGATCACCGGGCACCTTCTGGCCAATGGCGACGTGGTGGTGATTGACCAGCTGCCGTTCCCGCGGATGAATGGCACCTTCACCATCGCCAACGTCACGGCCAACACCTTCACGATCACGGTGACGAACACCGCGACGATCACGAGCCAGGCAGTCACGACCGGAAAACTCATCAGGCCGGAGACCGTAACGCTCGGCGCAGGCGGAGTCTACAACGTGGCATTTGATCCAGCGCTTGGCGCGTTCACCGCATCAATGAGGGGGGTGGTGTTATGACTCTGGCAATGCAGTGGAGCAATGCAGAGCTTCTGCGGGTGCATGGTCTCGCGTATCAGGGCCGCCGGGCTCGGCTGTGCCTGGCGATCAACTCAGCCGGGCTGACGAAGGAGTCCACCACGGCCCAGTGGGATGCGGTGGAGATCACCAGCCAAACCGCCAACGGCTACGCCAGGGTGGTGTGGACGCTCCCTGCGGGGGCCTACAGCAGCACCTTCGGGCTCGTGCAGGGCACCGGCAACCTGTCAGCGTTCCAGGCCTCCTCCGGCGGCATCGGGCTTGAGTTCAACACCGCCTACCTGGTGCTCGGCACGCTGAGCGGCGGAACGACCACATGGGACACGCACGTTGCCGGGATCCTGCCGATACTGCCCGAGGATCAAACCCTCGCCCCCGGCCAGCCGCTGGGCATTGAGGTGTTCACCCTCGTGGACGACATCACCACGGTGGCGTGATGCGGATCGAGGTTCGGACACCAGCAGAGGTCAACGAAGTCTCCAGGGCGCTGCAACTGAGGAATCGCCAGCGGCTGGAAGATCGGCAGGCGGATGGATGGGCGGAACGGAAGGCGGCGCGACTGGTGCAGCGTGCGCGGTCCTTTGCTGACAACCGCATCAGCAAGGCCGCGAAGAACGACCTGTGGAAGGGCGCGGTGCCGGAATTTGATCCGCAGCCAGAGGCGCGGGCGAGGATTCTGGGTAGGCGGTTTGAGGTGGCTGGAGCTTATTTCCAATACGGTCAAAACGAAAGACTCACAATATCAACTGCAGACCGACAGGTATTGCGAGAGATCCAGTTGCCGAGTGTTCCGCTTTGGCATGAGGCCTTCCCCGCTGGCGGCGATCGAATGGTTATATTATTTTACGGATGGGACGGTGGTGTTACCTACAGCGAAGTGCCAGGAAGCACGGTTTACACAAACTGCCAGCCCGCATCTTGCTTCGAGGCGCTTGAGCAAGCAGATAATGACCCGGCATTACAAGCTGTCTTTAATGCGCCAGACGTTACCGTTGTAAGAGTAGACAGCAAAAACGAATGCACCCAAACAAACACACCAAGCCAACGACTGGTCAGCAGCTACACCATCAACCCCTGGTTTTACTCCGTGACCGTGAGCAGGACCAGTATTCTTGTGAAAGAGGGCTGGCCAGCTCAGGCCAGGTCCGTCATCGGCCAAAAGTACAAGATCGCAACAGGCGCAGGGCAAGTCGCCAACACGGGCGAGCCAAAATACGCATCCACCGGCCTGACTCAGGTTGTTGTATTTGAGATCGAGTACACAAACAAACCTGCGGTACTGCTTACTTATACCTATCAGGTCTCCAGCCAGGTCACGGGTGTCGTGTACGACCAAGGACTGGATGTTGTGACGACGCCAAACTCATACGAAGAGCCCACGCTTTTACAGTTCTCGGCGCCAGGCGGGCCTGACATCGTTGGCGAATGGGTGTTTTATCCGCTGATGCGCAGCTACGGCTATGGCTACCTGGTGAACCGCGACAAGGATGGACAGACGCCAGGCTGGGGCAATACGCCTGCCGTGTTCTCGTTCATCAAGAACTATAGGGGTGAGTTTCACAAGGAGAATGGCGACCGGACGATGCTAGATAATGGCATGAGCTACCAGTATGCACGAGACAACTACTTCCCGATCGATGCACCAGCGTACTTCCTGACCGCTGACGTTGTGATGCCGGAAGCCGAGCAGGATACAACTCACAACTACTACTTCTTTCCGGCGCCGCCGATTGATGGCTCAGTCTACGCCAATGATCCGATGGCGTTCCGCAATGATGGCGCAACGGCAGCAAACCTTGCACTGCGCCTCAATCGACAGCCATACAGAAGTGAGGTTGTTCGGCAAACATTTGCAGGAACGCAGCAAGAATTGGACAAGACCAGGGTGAGCTACTTTCTGTCCAAACTGGAAATCCCTGTTGCCGCATGGGACTGGGATCGACCGCTTGCCTGCTGGATCGAGCTGACACGGCTTGGCTTCACCCCCGCCGACCTGATGCTGTCCGAAAGCGAGGCACAAGCATTGGCTGAAGCGGACCCAGCAGAGGCCGCATTCAAGTTCTGATTTCCTTCCTCCCATGAGCGACAACACCAGCCAACCCATCACGATCCCCGCCGCTGCCGCTTCCCTGGCTGAGGTGTCTTCCCTGCTGGCCCTGTCCAACCGTCGGCGGTTGCAGCAGGCGGAAGATCGCCGCCGCATGATCGATCGCGTGTTGAATCGAGCGACGAAAGGCTGAGGTCAACCGGAAAACTATCGGGGCAACTTGCACCGGTGGCGCGACGCCCCGGCACCGCATGAAGATCAACTGGACCGCTCGCACCCTCCTGGCCGAGCTGCTGAACCGTGTCGACCAGGCACCGGACGGCGACGAGGACGGCGGCGGGCAGGAAACCGGCAAGGCCACAGGCGCCAAGGATCCGGCCGCTGGCGACGATGACGACGACCTGGGTTCTGCCGGCAAGGATGCCCTGCGCAAGGAACGCGACCGCGTGCGGGCCCTGGAACGCCAGCTGGGGGAGCTTAAAAACATGTCCCCCCAGATCGCCGAGCAGGTGGCTGAAGCTCGTCGACGGGTCGAGGAGGCCGATGAGCGCGTGCGGCGTGCTGAAGAGGACAAGACCAGGGCCGTGGATGAAACCCGCCGCCGGCTGGACGAAAAGCACAAGAAAGACCGCGACAGCCTCCAGGCCGAGCGTGATGCCGCCATCGCCGCAAAGGAACAGCTGGCGATCCGAACCGCCTTCAACGAGGCGTTCAACGCCGCTGACGGTCGCCCCGGCGGCGAGGATGGCCTGACCCACTCGGAAGCGGTCTTCAATCAGCTCGCGGCCAATTTCGTGCTCAAGGACGGCCGCACCATCGTGGTGGACAAGGACGGCGATCCGATCATGGCGGCCGACAAGAGCGGGCCCATCGAGCTGAAGGACTGGCTCAACCTCAAGGCTGATTCCTCGTCCGTGATCGGCGTGCACTTCAAGCCCGTCGGTGGTGCCGGCTCCGGTGGCCTCATCAACGCCCGCGGCTATCGCGCCACCCAAGGCCGCGACGCGAAGGAGCTGGCCAAGATGACCCCCACCCAGCTGCTGAACATGGCCTACCCGGACTGATTCTGTAGAAGAAGCCTGCTGTAAGTAGCGGGAAAACTTAGGGCGGACCTGGCAGGCGCGATGCCTACAGGTTCGCCCTTCCGTTTGGCGCGATGCCTACACGGGGCAAACCCACCACCTGATGCCTTTCGCGTCAGCAACACCGCAGCGGAGCGATTCCGGGCAGGTGTCGCCGATGCAGTACGAAAGCGCGTCTGTGGTTCTCCATCCACTCGTCCCCTAATCATCAAGCCCAGTGGCAACCCTCACCCTTTGGGAGCAATTCGCTCTCCGCGCCGAGCAAGGCGCACCCACACAAGAGCTGGCCGTTCGTCGCGGCATCAACTATTCCGAACTCAACCCACTCATCCCCTTCATTGGTGTTGAAGGTGGCGCCTATGCCTACGGGCTGGAGCGCGAGCTTCCCACCATCGCCCCTCGTGCCCTGAACGAGGCGAACGATGACAGCGTGGGCAACATCACGCAAGAAGCCGAAGTGCTCAAGATCTACGGCAAGGACGTGAAAAGCGACCGCGCCGCAATTGACATGTTCGGGATCGCCCATCACCGGCGTCAACTGGAAATGAACGCCCGCGCCCTCCGGCTTCGTCTGGAGCGTGATGTGATCAAGGGCAGCCCCACCGAAAGCGGCGGGCGCAACATGCGCGGCTTGGAAAGCCTGATCACTTCTGGTTCCAGCCAGCTGATCAACAACCACGCCACTGCCGGCCCCCTCTCCCGCACCAAGCTCGATGAGCTGATCGATGCGGTGGACGTTCCGCCTGACCAGAAGATCCTGATTGTCGGCCGCAAAATGGGCCGCATGCTCAAGGCTGCCGCCAGTAATCCGAGCTTCGCTGGAAATGTTGATTTTCAGCTTAATCAGTTCGGAAAGCAGGCGACCTACTACAACGACGTGCAGATCGTCCGCACGGACGTGGACGAGGCCAACGAACCCATCCAAGGGTTCACGGAAGCCAACAGCACCGGCAGCATCTACTGCGTTGCATTCGGTGAGGGCCTGGTGACTGGCATCCAAGGCTTTGTCGAGGTGCCCAGCGGTGGCCGTCAGGAAGGCCTGGCCGTTTATGACATCGGCGAGATGCACCAGACCCCGCACGTGCTCACCCGAATCGCCTGGTACATCAACCTGGTGATGGAGAACAAGCGTGCTGCGGCTCGTCTGAACAACATCACCGACGCCACTCCTGTCTCCTGATAGTCAGGCCAATTCCATCCCATTCATCCCCTGATTTATCATGCCTCAAGCAACTGGTCTCGCCCCTGTACGGGGCTACCTGGTCGACCGTGATGCCGTCCTGTTTGGCGCCATCCGCGCCGGCGACAATCAAGCCGCTGGCACCCGTGATGGGTCCGCCCGTCTGCTGTCCAACAGCCTGAACCTGGCGGACATGTTCAAGGTTGTGGCCAACGGTGGCGCTTCCAACGCCTCCGGTGGTTACTTCATCGAGGTAGCGCACGTTGCCCGCGGTGCTGCCGTCGGCGCCGCCAACCCTGCCGCCTACGTCCGCCTCGGGAGCATCAGCTTCCTCGGTACGACCCCGGTTGAGTTCGCGCTGTCCGGCGCCACCATCGACGCCCTGGTCCGCGCCAACGCCTCCCCGGCAATCACCGGTGATGTGCGTGTGGTGGCCCTACGGCTCGTGGCTGGTACCGGCGTGGGCCTCAACGGCCTGGCGGTGCCCACCAACGTGAGTGCAGCCAGCATCCACTATCAGCCGTTCTGATCGGCTGCAGCGTGGCGGGAGGGGCTGGTTCGCCGGCCCTGCCCGCCTTCTCTGCGTTTGCATGTTCCTCTGCTTTCGAGCGATGACTGAGCCCCTGACCCCTCCCCTGCAAGTCTTTTCCTTTGGGATGGCCGCGCCTGACCTGAGGCTGGTCGGCCAGTCGGAACCCGAGGCACCTGCTGCCACCGAGCCCCCCGCTGAGGCACCGCTGCCGGTGGTGATCACCCCTATGGATGAACCCGTGGCGGCAGTTGAACCCGAGCCCGAGATTGAGGTTCAGAGCGGCGTGGCGAAGGCACCGAGGCCGCGGCGGGAAAACTCAAGGCAGTAAGGCGATCAAGCGGTGGCGTGGGTTGAGGGCCGAACCTGGGAGCTGGAGCAGGGCCGGGACAACCCCCTCTCGTTCCGCCTGTGGGCTGACACTGCGAAGACCACGCCATGGATTTTCACTGGCTACGACGTGAACGCAACGATCAGCGACGCCAGCGGCCGGAATGTCTACCCGGTGACCGTGGAAGCTGATGCCGCGCTGGGCACGGTGCGACTGATCGCATTGGAGGCCACGGTGGCGCAGCTGCGACCCGGTAAGGCCTACCGCTACGACTGCCTGATGGTGGCGCCAGGGGCGTCATTAGCTGATGACCCCTTCCTGGCAGCAGGTCCCGCCAGCGTCGCCATTCGCTCAACACGGAGAGACCCATGACTTGCCCTGCCGTCATTGAGGTCGTAACACCGGGCCCTCCTGGCCCTCCTGGCAGCGGTAGCACCACCCTGACAGGCCCTGCAGTGCTGGGGCGCTCTGAGGCCACCCCAGGCTTTGCCGTGGCCCTGCCGTTGGGCGCCGGCCTGTCGATCGTCGACGGGGCGCTGACGGCGACCGGCGCGACCAACCTCAGCTATGACCCTGCCACGCGGCTGCTGAGCAGCTCCACCGGCGCGGATGTGACCCTGCCACTGGTGTCGACCACCGCAGCCGGCTTGGTGCCCTCTGGCTGGCTCACGGGTGCGGAAGCGGCGATCCTGCCGCACATCCATGGCGATCTCGCGGGGCGGCAATACGCCCACGTCCGCAACGTCAGCGGAGTTCAGCTGGCAGCCGGCACGCCGGTTTGCGTTGTTGGGGCCGTGGGCGATACGGACCGACTGGAAGTCGTTGCTGCGGATGCCGGCGATCCGACGAAGATGCCGGCATTCGCCCTGCTGGATGCTGCGCTGGCCGCCACTGGCAGCGGAAGGGATGGACATGGCGTCATCAGCGGCGAAACGGTCAATCAAAACACGGCTGCGTTTGCGCTCAGGGCTGAGGTTTTCGTGGCCGTCGGCGGCGGCCTGACATCGACGATCCCCACCAGTGGGCGTGTGCAGAGCGTCGGCAGCATCAGCCGTAGCCATGCCAGCACTGGCAGCCTGGCGGTGGCGATCGGCCCCGCGCTGGGCAACGCAGCCCTGCGCAACATCGGCACAATCGCCGGCACCGTGGCGGCGGGTGATGTAGTGGCGGCGCTGTCCGCCCGGCTGGATCAGTTCCGGGATGCCCGCACCTTCTATGTCTCGAAGCGCATCGGTGCCAGCAACAGCAACAACGGCACCAGCCCCGGCGAGCCGTTCCTGACGATCGGCGCAGCAGTCACGGCAGCCAACGCTTACCGGGCCGCCAACCCGACTGAGCGTGCGGTTATTGAGGTCGGACCTGGCACGTATATCGAGGCATCCCTGCCTATGCGGGTGGCCTCAAATGTGCTGATCTTCTCCGAGGGCGGTCAGCGATCGGTCCGCATCACGCCAGCCGCAGGGCAGGAGCTGAATAGCTTTTTCGCCGTGGACAGCGGCTGTATGATCATCGGCCTGACCTTCGCGGGCCACCAGGCGCAGAACACCAGCGCCACCGATTCGACGGTTGGCACCAGGGCGTGGGCGATCCAATTCAACGAACTCGCCAACGGCGGCACGGGCGTATTCCTCACTGCCTCGCCCTACATCAAGGATTGCCTGAGCATCACCGCTGAGGATGACGCAGGCGAGGCCGGCAGCACCAGCACCGGCGACTGCGGCGGCGGGGTAGAGGTAGATGGCGCGAAGTGCGCGGCGAATTCCCCGGTCCGCTCGATGGTGGTCTACGGGTTCACTCAGCAGAACCTGGGCGGCCCTGGCATCATCGTCCGGAATGAGGCCTATGCGGAGCTGGTGAGCTTCTTCGGCCTGTTCGGAACGTGGCACGTCCGGGCAGAGACCGGCGGCCAGGTGACGATGAGCGGCGGCGGTTGCAGCGAGTTCGGCACCTACGGCCTGATGGCCGACGGCTACAGCCCCGCGGCAATCTTTACCGGCGCCCTGCTGGCGGATGCGGCGCAGGGTGCTACCACCGTTGACATCGGCAGCCTGAGCGCCAACCGGATCGGCAGCGCCTCGCGTCCGGGCCCTGGCCAGCTCATGCTGCTTGCTGGCACCGTCTACGTGGTGCAGAGCGCCACCCCGATCACGGGCGGTTTCCGGGTCGCGTTCTATTCGCCCACGAGCGCGGGCCTGGCGGCGGCGGCATCCACGGGCGCAGCGGTGAACTTCCGCCTGCGCAGCCAGATCAACGCCGGCTGCCACACGATGAATTACGTCGGCAGCGGCACCAACTACTCCGCGCTGCCGTGGAATGGTGGCGTGCCGATCCGCGCCAACGAGACCGTAGAGACCAATTTTGGCCGCGTCTTCGGTGCGACCGTCAACGACGTTGGCGACTTCAAGATTGCGGGTGGTGCGTTCGCGGTCGACGGCACCACCGGCGCCGTCACGATCAACACCAGTTCCTTCAACTTGTCGGGACTGAATGCAGTCGGCCCCTTCTCGCGTAACGGCGGCATCAGCACCGTTGGCGTGCAGCTTCAGGAGGTCAGCAATGACATAAATCTGCTAGCCAGCACAGGCGTCAGCGATGGCAACACCGCACCGACCCAGTTTGCGGCCAGGTCGTACACTACCAGCCGATTCCTGCAGGGGCTGACGGTTACAGCCGGCCAGCCGATCAGTATTTCCGACACGTCTACGACAGACGCCGGCGGGTTCCAAATCCGCAATCGGAATCTTTCGCTCAGCGTCGGCACGACAGCCGGCACGGTGGCTGCGGGTGATGACGGCCGACTATCGGATAACAGGGAGTGGACTGCGGAGACCATCACCCAAGCAGAGGCAGAGGCCGGCACGGCAGCCACCCGCCGGGCGTGGACTGCACAGCGGGTACGACAGGCTATTGCGAACTGGTGGAGCGGCGCCAAGGCTGCCCCCGGAGCAATTGGCGAATCATCCCCCAGCACCGGCCGATTCACCAGCGTTGGGCTCGGTGGTGTTGCACCACGCACCGGCTACGCGGCTGTGCTGGGCTCAAATGTCCTCCCTCGGGCGCAGATCGTTACGGTTGCGGGATCGACCTACACGTGCGACATCCGCGCCGCTAATCGGTTCATGTTGGCAGCAGCTATTGCGGGGAATACTACGATTGCATTCTCTAACGTTGCAGACCTGGCGGTAACAAGCACGTTTGCGGAATACGTCGAAGTTGAAGTAGACTTCCGCTATACATCCGGCATCATCACAATCTCAGCCGCTGGCTTCACCACTACGTGGGACGGCAACAGCGCCGCAACGCCAACGGCCGGTGAGATTGAAACGTTAATTGTTCGGATAACCCCAGCCATAGCAAGCACACCGTTCAGTACAGCCACGGTCTACGTTGCACCAATGCGGGGGAGGACGTGATGTTAGGGCGTAGTCTGTTACTCAAAGCCGGGGGGGATGCGTTGCCTTTTTTTGGCGTCGCTTTATTGTTGCATGGCGACGGCACCAACGGCAGCACCACGATCATTGACAGCAGCCCGTCGCCCAAGGCGGTGACGGCTGTTGGTAACGCGCAGATCAGCACTGCGCAGAGCAGGTTTAGCGGGGCGAGTATTGTATTTGATGGGACTGGGGACTCCTTGTCCATAGGGCCCAGCATTGACCTAGTACCCGGTGCGGCAGATTTTACTATTGAGTTTTGGGCATACTGGATTTCTGGCGGGGCAAGATTTATGTATAGCAATCCCAGTTTTGGGATTGGACTCTGGAGCGCTCAAACACTAGCAGTGGTAAATGCTGCAGGCACTATTTTATTAACCGATATGGTCAACTTCCCAGTTGCCACATGGACGCATGTTGCATTAACAAGGTCCGAGTCAACAATACGGCTGTTTAAGAATGGCGCGCAGATTGCATCCGCCTCAAACTCTATAAATTATAACACTACTGGTACAACAAGAATAGGCATATGGCTTGATGGCACCAATTTCTCCTTCAATGGTTACATTGACGAATTCCGCAAAGCCAAAGGCGTAGCCCACTACACCGCCAACTTTGCCCCACCCACCGCCCCATTCCCCGACTCCTGACGACCATGGCACCCATTCTCTACGCTCCTTCCACCCCTGACATCTACCCCCGGTCAGTCGCCGACTTCCGCGCCGCATTCCCCGGCCTGGCCGTGGGCGACAACCCACGCGATGAGGACGTAGCGCCGTATGGCTGGCGTGTCGTCGCACCCACCACGCCCCCCGTTCCTGGCGACGGCCAGCAGGTCAGGGAGACCCTGCCGACCGAGGTAGACAACCAATGGCAGCAAGCTTGGGAAGTGCTCCCCGCACCACCCCCGCCTGTCGTCGCCGAGTGGCTCCCGTTCGCGGCGTGGCTATACCAGTTCCCGCCCATGATGTCCGCCATGGAGGCCGCCCGCGCCAGCACCGACCCGCAGGGGGAGCCCGCTACCACCGGCCTACCTACCGCGATGGAGGAGGCCAGGTTGCGCGAAAACTACCCGGCATTCGAGCAGACCTGGGGGCAGTTCCTGCTGGCATCCCAGATGCCCCCCGCTGACCTCGCCGCGATCGTCGGCAAGGCCAGCGACTGCCACCTGCCGGCTGAGTTCCTGGCGGCACTGCAGCCGAGCATGGTGCCATGAGTGACACCGACCTGAACGCCGCCAACAAGGGGAGCCTGGAGTACCAGGTGGGGATGCTGGCCGGCCAGGTGTCCAGCATCCTCACGTCAATCAACCTCTGGCAGCAGGGCAATCAGGCCAGGGATCAGCGGGTGGAGACGCTTGAACGGCGATTGAACACCATCGAGGGCAACCTGGCCACGAAGGACGACCTCAAGCCCCTGTCGGCTGAGCTGGGCCGCCTGGCGACAGCGGTGGCTGAGGATCGCGGGAAGGACAGAGCGCTGGGTGGCATCAGCACCCAAGCTGCCGCATGGGCAGCGGTGGCGATGGCAGGCGCCGGTGTGATCGTTGCCCTGCTGGCCCTCGTCAACTCCGGCCGCAACACCAGGGAGATCCTGCACCAAGAGCGCCGCGTACCACCTCCGCCGATGGTTCAACCGCACCGTTAGGCCTATTCCCCTGCCGGTGCACCCGCCCCGAACTGCAGCTGTGCCAGCCGGTAGGCGGCCAGGATCTGCTCCTCGAATGGCAATAGGCTTTCGCGTGGCGTGCCGGCCCAGCCGACAAGGGCGAAGCTGGCGCCCATGACCTCAAGCTTGGTGGTGGTGACCTGGCGCAAAGGCAGACCCATGACCCCGTGAAGCATCCCGGAGGCCTTGAACATGGTCCCGGCTGGCAGCAGATCAAACCGCCGGCCCTGCACCACCATGCGCTCCCCGATGTCGAAGCTGTCCAGTGGCCCCCAGGCGATCGTGATGGCCATGGGTGATCACGGGGGCGGTTGCCTTGAGTTTTCCGCCGGAAAGCTATGGATTCAGGCCTGTGCGAGCGATGATGCAGCGATTGGCCAGTGCTGGGATTGTGGCCGCTTCGGTGGTGGTGAGCCTGAATGCAGCGATCGGGTTCCTTTACGTGCGTGAATGCCGCCGCGATGGCGGGGAGGTGGCGGAATGCTGGGATCGAGGCCTGGCGATCAGCGGGCTTGGATCTGGCGGGCCGCTTGCTGCTGCAATCGGGATCGGGGGCTATGCGCTGGGGGACCGGAATGGGTTCGGCCGCGGCTTCAACACCTGGAATCCGGCCCTGCGCAAGCCGGAAGAGGATCCTGAGGGCCCCGCAGACGGTGGTGTGCGATGACCGACGCCCATCTCAGCATTGACGTGGCTGTGGGGTGGTTGCTGGGCCGTGCCGCATGGGCCGCGGTGGATCATGGCATCCTGCGCCCCTTCGCCGCTGCGTTCGGCAGCAGGGCCTATCGCCGCATCGACGCCCTCGCCGGCGACCGCCTACCTGACCTTCCCCCATCGTCATGACCAACCACGCACCCATCACCTTCCGGCAGCTGTTCACCTACTTCCGCGGCCTGCCGCATCAGCTTGCGGCGATCGAGGAGATGGAGGAGGCGTTCCGGCAGCCTGGCGCCACCTATGAGTCGGTGATGACCCGCAGCCGGAGTTGGTTCCATACATGGAGCCAGGACGGCAAGCAACCGGAGGCCAGCAAGCCCGCGATCCCCACCTCGCTGCGTCTCAATGTTCCGTATTTCCGACAGCTCGACAGCGTCACCGATCAGGGGCGCCGGATGTGCTTCTCCTCCAGCTGCGCCATGCTCCTCGCCACCATCCGGCCGGGCCTGATCCATGGGCCCAACGCTGACGACCAGTACCTGGCGCGGGTGAGGATGTACGGCGACACCACCGAGGCCGATGCGCAGCTCCGCGCACTGGCGTCCTACGGGGTCAATGCCAACTTCGCGCAACGGGCGGACTTCGCGGCGATCGAGCGATCGATCCATCGCGGTGTGCCGGTGCCCGTCGGCTATCTCCACCGGGGGCCGGTGAGCGCACCTGCTGGCGACGGGCACTGGGCCATCGTGATCGGCTACGACCAGGATGCGTTGATCCTGCACGACCCGTTGGGCGAGGCGGACATGATCACCGGCGCAACGATCGCCCGCACTGGCGAGGGGGTGCGGTACTCGCGCAGGAATTTCGCCAAGCGGTGGATGGTCGAGGGGCCTGGGACCGGATGGGCGATTATCGTCCGCTGATGTAGGATGGATGGGTTCTGAAGTCGAACGGGCAAATTCGACCTCGGACGCAATGCCCCTCAGGTTTCGGCCTGGGGGGTTTTTGCTTGCCGTTCCCGTTGCCGTTTCCTGCTGGCTGCGGTCTGCAGCCGCTGCCATTCGCGGCCGGCGGTGGTCTTGCGCCAGCAGTCGCGGCACAGGGGCGCGTGAAGCCCGTAGGCGAGGCGATTGCAGCTGCAGACGGCGACGATGCGGGGTGATGCGTCAGCCACGGATGTGGTCGGCGGCGCGGGCTTCCCAGGCCTCGGCATAGGCTTGCACCACCTCCAGCAGGCGGAACATCTCTCGCCGGTCAGCCTGGGCCTGCTGGAACGCTCCGGGCTCCTGGGGGTAGAAGTCGCGGGCGTTGCAGGTGGCGTTCCAGAGGGCGTCAGCAGTGGCTGCCGCGGCGATCCGGACGGCGCGGTACTCATCCCGGAGGCCGGTGGCGCCGGTGCCGTTCAGGTGGATGGTGGGCAGGGCGATGGGGGTTGTCATGACAGGAGGGGTTGGGGGATGGATAGGCAAGGAACAAAGAATCAACTTTTCTCTACCACAGATCGCAACCATTCAGTAGCTTCTTTGTCGCTGTCGTAAAAGTGACTGGCCGCTTCGTGGCCAAGCAATAGCAAGCCCGCCATGTGTGGGCCGTGTAGTCTTTGCAGGATTTTGCCAGCGGATCCAGCTTGATGGATCGCCCAGCCGGCCAGGCAGTGGGTTGTATTGCATGTGTGCCATATCCTCATTGACAGTTTTGCATCATCATCGCCGAGCACTGCCGCGGCAACGGCTTGTAAACGCTGCGGCGCATCGTCAGCAATCGGCAGGCCTATGGCGCCTTCCAAGTGTGCGTAGCGAAGATTGGCCCCTTCAAGTATGGCGCATCCAAAATTAGCGCCGCGAAGGTCGGCTCCTGTAAGGTTTGCGTCGCGAAGGTTGGCCTCAACGAGGCATGCGCCCTTAAGAATGGCAAGACGTAGATTGGCTCCATGAAGGCATGCGCCGCTGAGATCGGCGTTTTGTGTTTTCAACCGCACGCCACCTTCTTCCCGTTTGAACCATTTAGCGTGTAGCTTTAGCCGTTCTGGTGTGATCAT